GGATGACTTTTGAGGATACAACTTGCCAGTATTGGACAAGTGATTTGGAGCGTCTTGGTAGTGGAGAGTGGAAAGGTGAGGCCATGAAGAGATTCCAACCGCAGAATACCGCCTTTATACCAACAGGTTTAGGTTGTAAGGAGTGGAGTGATGAGTACGTTCCTACCACTAAAAGTGTGATCAGAAATGGTGATAAGTTGATTCATCCACTCTATACCAATGCGCAAAAGTTTGAGAACAAATTGGAGATGCCCATACCAAATAGTATTCATCAGAGTGTTGTTGAATTTATGAAAAAGAAAGTTGGGTTATTGATTGATAATAGTGTACTTGATGATTTTGAAATGATTAATGGAGTTGGACCTATGAATCCTATTGTGCAGGCCACGTCATGTGGTTTTTATCAGAAGGCCTTTAAAGATGGTAAGACTGAGCTTTTTGAGGAGTTGCCTCAAGAGGTTGGAGAACCTTTGAGGTATGAGTTTAGCGACGTAGCCTTTAATAGGGTTATGCCAGGTGGTTTGACGTTTGTTGAACGTATGGTTGATAATGAAGTTAGGCTGACTCAGGGTGAGATGCCAGTAACTGTGTGGGTAGCCACTAATAAAGATGAATTGGTCAGTCATGAGAAGGCAAGGATTGGAAAGACAAGAGTTTTTGTTCAGCCAACTCTCGATGTGTCTCTCTTGATACGTCGTCACTTTGGAAGATTCCTTAATGAGTATAAGGCTAGAGCAGGTTTTAATCTGTGCCATGGAATAGGTCAGGATAAGGATAAGTGTTGGGGCGCTTACTTAGATGGATTGATGGAGCTCGGAGATAATGGTTTTGATGTGGATTATGCGAATTATGATGGATCAGTGCCACAGTGTGCTGTCGACGCGTTTATTGCTGTGGTAAATCATGCGTACGGAGGCGTTAGAAATAAGGAAAGGACTGCCCTTATTCAAACTATTATGCAGTCTACTATAATTGTAGGTGATCAAGTGATGGAAAAAGAGATTGGCAATTGTTCGGGGTCACCTATTACGGATGTTTTCAACTCGATTACTAATTGGTACCATGTGTTGGCGTGTTATATGATGTCGAGACCGTTGGTTGGGTTAGCACCCACACTGAAGGAGTTCGACAAGGATGTACGTGCGCTAACGTATGGTGATGATTTAATCGTTGGGGCGCGAGATGAGGTGCTGACATACTTCAATAGAGAATCTTTCTACCAATATGCTAAAATTTTAGGTATGAGCGTGACTAGTGCTGCGAAAACTGAGAAAATTGTGCCATTTGAAAAGCTTGAAGACTTAACTTTTTTGAAATCACCTTTTGTGAGGAAGAATAAATATGTTGCTGCGCCCTTGCCTAAGAAGGTCATCTATCGTGAAGTCATGTGGCAGAAGAAGCAAAATGATGGAGATATCGGTATCTTTAAGCAGAAAATGGATGCGGCGGTACTGATGATGGCGCATTATGGACAGAAAGACGTTGATGAGTTTGTAGGTCAGTTGCGTGATCAGGGAGTGATAGTTGAATTTGAC